TAAATCTACAGGAGAAATATGTTATACAAAAGTACATTCATTGGAGATGATAAATGCTAAAGATAGAGTTAAGAAAATTAAGAAGGTTGTTAATTCAGATATACCACCGGACAAATGTTATTCAGCAGTTCCTGATGGAAAGTCTGGCAACTATAAGCTCAATACTGCTTGTATGTATTGCAACTATAAGTTTGATTGTTGGAGTGATAGTAATGATGGCAAAGGACTTCGTGTGTTTAATTATTCAACTGGTAAAAGATATTTCACGCAAGTTGAAAAAGAACCTAACGTAGAGGAAGTACATGATAAATAGTCATTGGACTTGTTATGGCACAGAAAAATCTTTTGTGCCTAACGAGGATAAGTTTGGTTTTGTTTATATTATAACTAATACTAAGAATGGTAAGGCCTATGTAGGATGTAAACAATATTACATAGGTAAATCTAAGAAGCAATCTAAGTGGCAGACCTATATGGGTTCTTCTAAATATTTAAAAGCTGATATTAAAAAGATAGGTAAAAAATATTTTACATTTGAAGTAATA